TCCACAATGTCAAAACGCTTACGGTCAGGACCAAAAAACGCATCATTAATATCCATAGCAGGCTTATTCATACCCTCACCAGGAACCGTGCTACCCATCTCCTCCGGCTGCATACGAGCCATGTACGCACGAATCATTGCGTCACGGTCACCACCAGCAGACGAAGGTCTGCGAGGAGGGGCATCGTAACTCTGCCGAGGCGAAGGAATATCGCCGCCGTAGTTCTTCATTTGACCAGGCATAATTATTCCTTAAGATGAAGTCTTACCGGGCATGGACGACAGACGGTTAATCATGGCCCGCTCACGAGCTTTCTTCTTCATTTCCTCGTCGTCCATCACAGCGTTCTTCTGCGGTGCCAGACGGTTACCCATAGTAGATTTGTCCCGGTACATTATGAAAGTCTCCTCAGTAAAGCATCTCGCCTTGCGGCTGCTTTAACGTCACGTTGTTTGTATCCGCCCTTATTAGTTACTTTACCAACAGTTGGCATGGGACGTCCACTCCCATAATGCTTCTTTCCCGCAGCATAAGCGTTAAATCCACCGCCCCCCTGGGCAGGCCCGCTGTATTCCTTACGAAACCTGTTCATTAGGTGATTTCCTTAGACACTGTTTGCTTCGAGTTGACATACGTCATCAATGAAAACAGTCTAACAGGCGCATCCGCGTTAGTACCTGTCGTCTCAAAAGACACGGTGAAGTAGATTTGCCGGAACCGTAGCGATTTCAGGAATTTAGTGAAGATACGACGGAATGTCGGGGCAATCTCAGTAACCGAGGTAGACACTGGGTCAGTACCCGTGTTGGGGGACTGCCACACAAACGACAACATTTCGTTCCAAGTGTTACTCAGCAGGGTTCCCCACTCAGTACTAAACGTTTGAGTAATAGGGTACGCGGTACCTACGACAGTGCCCTTAAACCTGGCATCCAAACCCCACCAAAACAGGCGCTTGTAGATAGAGCTGGCCTGGTAGTTAAAGTTTTTAGTTTGAATGTTGCATGTCATGGTCTCTGCCACGCCAGAAACGTAGTCGTCTGTGATTTGCAGTAGCGGGGCAACCCTGGAACCGCCAGCAGCTACCGCCGTGTTGCTGTGAGTCAAAACAATCGACTGGTCTAGGTTGTTGCTCAGGTACTCCATCTTGCACAAAGAACCGTAAGTGTCCGAAGACCAGGTAGTCCAAGCCCGTGTGCGGAGACTGTACACAAACATTTGGTCAAAATATGTGAAGATGATGCGGCGGTTAAACTCCGACACAGCATAGTTATTGTGAAGCCCCAGCGTGCTAGTCGAAGTAAACGGTGTTTTAACGTTAATCTGTGACGCCCGGCTGTTTGTAAACTCGTAAGCTTTTTCGTCATACATAAAGTAGATGTAGGACTCAAACTGGGTAATCGCATACCGCGAGTTCAACCCCACTGTCGGAAGAATTAGTGATACAACAGCAGCTGCTGGGTCAGTCGTGTACTGCAAACCAAACGTAGAATTGGTGCGGAAAATCAGCAGCGTGTTGAAGTACACAATAAGTTGGACAATGTTCTGACCGTCACCCGTACCGATGTCTACAAAATCGTTAGTTGCCTGCCACAGGCTAGGGTCGGCAAGAGTTCGAGACCTGTACAAACGGGTACCCTGGTTTGTGCTGTCACGGCCTTCCGCAATCCACAAACGGCCCTTAAACGAAACAATACACTCGCCCTCAGGCATGTTCGCGTCAGCCACAAAACCACCCGCAACAGTCCAATACCCGCCAGGATTCGTAGACCCGACGGGAGCGGTCAGCCAAGCCTTGTCATCAAACTGTACAAACCCGGCAGCAGCAATAGTGTCAGTAATAAGAACCCAAACGGAACCGTTAAAGTAGTACGTTCTGGAATCCCCGTCACTGGCAAGCAAATACGACTCAGTTTGAGACACCTGAAAAGTACCCAAAAACTCAATATCGCCCGTTGCTGCAAGTGGAAAATCGATGCCTAAATCTTGGATGGGTGGGCGTGATTTCAGCGAACCGTCCAGGTCAAGCTCAAAGTTGTTGCAGACTGTCAGCTCGTTGTCTGCAATGGCGGTAGGGTCACTGAATGTGTTAAGGCCACCGACGAACGGGCCCACCTGTATTGGTGTACCGGGCATGGCCGCTCCTAGATAAGTTCGAACGTAATGTTAGTTTCGTACGTCATGGTGGCTGCCAGACGCTCCTGCTCCCCACGCTCTGCGACACTGGCACTGTACTCGGCCTGCTTTACAGCCATCAGCTCAGGGTTTTCGTCCATTTCGTAAGCCTTCATCAAAACAAAGTTCACGACGTCTGTAAAGCATTCGTTAGGCAACGACAGTACATCTGTCGACACAGCAGTAACATCGGTAGGTTGTGCGTTGTACCGAATCGTCATTGTGTAATTTTTGTTCGGCTTAGGCCAGAAAGTTACGTCCCCGCCCCAGGCATACCAGAACTGGGGAGCCCCAGTCTCTGTGCCTTCAGGGTCGGCCAAAGAAATACTTTCCTCCGCCTGAGAAATGGGGATGTTACCGACACGGCGGCCATCCAACAAAAGAGACGCCAAAGAGTCAATACGGGGCGTCACAGAAGTAAGAGAATACGTTGCAGTACCTGCGGTAACAGGCAGTGTTGCTGTCGTCTGCAGAATCTGGTTTTGCTTAGAAATGTCTACTTGTGCTTCGTTAACCCAGCGCACAATATCGGCGTTAGTTAGCTGCACACCGGCTTCGTCACCGAAAGTTCTTTTGACAGCATCATAAACGTCACCGACAGTCTTAGTAGGGGAGCTGTAAGTCATCGACCAAACTTCTTTCCGTTATGAGTAAATGTGTGGAGCTTGCTCCGTCCCCCGCTCATAGCGAACTCACCAAATTCTAGGATATCCTCTAATTCGTCTTCGCGCCTCTTGAAATCCATTAATTTTTTAGCATTTTCTTCCGCCTCGATACGTTTCAGCACGTTCTCGGCACCGTGGCGCACAATGTCACCGTCAAACAGCCACGCCAAAACCTTGTGGGGCTCTTTCATGTCTTCCTGCGACATGTAACGCACAATGTACTGTGGGGCGTTGTCAGGGCTGTCCAGGATGGCCCAAGGCTTCTGTTTCTCCTCAGGTGTGGTCCTGTCCTTCACGGGAATGTATACAAGGCTGTACGTGGGCTTTAAGTCCTGCAAAACCTGTGCAAAATGCACGTGGTCATCGTTTACAAACTCGCCCAAATCTGAGTTGTATACGTTCGCTGATTGTCCTAAATACGTTTCCATAGGCCTAGTTTAGCTTATACCCCAGCGATTTGGCCCCAAGTGAGGCCGCTCTGGTTAACCCATTCTGTTCCGTCATAGATAAGAAAATCGTCTGCTGTTGCGCTCGTAATTTGCACGTCATCTAAATCGTGCATGTGACTACTGGGCAAAGCACGCACAATAATACGTCCACTGTTTGCGTCAACCCTAGTTACTGCGGCAATTGGTTTACGCCACGCAGGCGCGGCAGGCTGCGTTTTAGTTAACTCACCAGGATTGCTCGCATCGCTGTACAACAAATCACCAAGCGCCCAACCAGCATAGTCAGTTTTAATGTGGTCAACAAAACCAAACTGCATTACAAAACCAAAGTCGTCTGCAGCAATCTCCTGATATGTAATACCAACAATGTAGTTGTTGTCGTAACTTCCGTTAGATGATGCTGGGGTAACAGTTACTGTGTCTCCTGCAGCACCGGCAAACATTACAACTTTGCCTTTACCGATAGCTGTTGTGCCTGAAGCGTTTTTAACCCTATAACCGTGCTGTAAACCGACCCGTAAATTAACTGCATCCGGCAGCCCCACAACCAATGTGTCAAAATCAGCATCCCACGAAATCTCGCCCTCTTCGGGGTCGTGCAACGCCGCAGTATCAAAATCAATGTAATCAACTTCAGTCAAGTTGCCGACAGCAGAACCGTCAAAACCAACCGTCTGAGTGCCACTGTCGTACGTAATAGGCAGTGTGGCTGCAACCACTCCAGTAGGTCCGGGAGGGCCAGCAGGTCCCGTGTCACCAGTGTCTCCCTTAGGTCCGACAGGTCCTACACTGGCAGCAAAAACAGTCCCATCAAACAAATACAGCGTGTCGTCCGTCGTATCAAACCAAATATCGCCCGTGGCAGGGTCTGTAGGCTCTACAGTACCCACAGTGACAGTAACTCCGGTACCGGCTCCCCCTGCGCCGTTAACCCACTGACCAGAAGCCTCATCGTAAACGAGGGTTTGGCCGTCTTCCACATCGGTCAGAGTGACCGTCAAAATCTGCTTGCCAGCGTTATCGCTGTAAAACTTCCATTCGTAATCCGACAGAGAAAGGCCCTCAGGCAACGCAGAAACAGCCTGGTAAAAGAGAAACTTATTTTCCATAACGCTCCAAAAGATGATGGCCCAACCCCATTATAGGGGCTGGGCCATCATTATGGCGAGGCTACTTAGGCCTCAGTGATGTCCTCGATAACACCGTGGCTGTTACGACGGTCAGTACCAAGCTCGTGGTATTCAACCATGCGAGCGTAGTATGCGTCGTAGTCACCGTTGGTGTCACGAACCTGCTTCCACATCGACCCGTCGCGGTCAATGAAGTGCCAGTCCTCATCGCGGTAGTAGGTCAGTGCGTCTTCGTTGATGAACCACTGCTTGTTGAGCGGTGCGTCAACGTCAGCCACCACAGGGATTTCTCCGCTGTCAGTGGTAAACGCAAGACCGGAGAATCCACCAGTGAACTCCTGAGTGTTAACCGTCTGGCGCAGCTGCGACAGGAGGTTAAAGTACGCACGGCGAACACCGAGCGACTGCAGGATAAGAGTGGTGGAGCCACCCTTGGTGCGGATGTTGTCAACCATGTTAATCATCAGGCTCTCAGACAGTGCACGGTTGGTGCCGCTGTTGGAGTCAACAGAAGCCTTCCACTCGGGCTCAGCCGTCGGGTCGATGTTGTAAAGCGTTCCAGAGTCGCTAACAATTGCAGCGAGACCAGTAAGCTCACGGTTACCAGAAGCCGCCACACCAGAGCCCTTGCGAACAATGATGTCAGCAGCAGCGAGAGCGGTAGCCGGGGTGGTGGTGAAGGTCACAGTGTTAGCACCAGCAGCGAGGCTCACAGAAGCAACAACCAGTCCGGTGTTGTCAACGGTGGTACCCGTCTGGGTGTCTACAACAGAACCAACCTGGAACAGGCGAGCGTCAGCCACGGGCACGGTTGCACCAGTGTTAGCTCCGGTTGCGACACCAATGGCACCGTTTCCAGAACCGTAAACCTGGCGGTTCATGTCCTTCTTAAGGTCGTTCTTCAGACCCTCGACCTCGTTGTCCAAAGCCTTAGCGAAGGCCTTGGAGTCAGTGTCGGAGAGGCTGATAGCCTGACCAGTCAGCTGAACTCCACCGTATGCGTACTTCAGACCCACACGAGCGGCAGCGTGTCCCTGCTGACCGGGGGTAGGAAGTGCCTCGGACTCGAAACGAGACCCGATACCGCTGTTACGGCGAGTGTGGATGGGGAAAGTTACGTACTTTCCGCCAACTTCGTTGGTGACACCAGAGCCGCTGCGAGTAATACGCTTCAGCGCAACGATTTCATCGTTAAGCTGCTCGCGGATACGTCCCTGGTACACCTCCTTGAGATATGACTCAATAGTTGCAAGTGTTGCAGCCATTGTCTTTCCTTTCGTTGTTGAAAGGAGATTAAACCTTTAGATTACCGACCCTGTTCAAGCGACGAGGCGATGAGACTTTGCACATCATTCCTTGACAACTTGCCGAGCGGTTTCGCCTGCTGTCCTCCAGGCACGCCTCCCGAAGTGGGAAGCAATCTTGGGGCCGAATCTCCTGGTCGCGGTACTGCGCGAATTCGGTTTACTGTTTTATCGACATACTCTTGAGCAACGTCAGACAGCTTTACTGCCTTTCCAGTGCTCTGAAGTTTAAACGCCGCCCGCATCAAAACTTCCTGCACATCATCATCCGAAAAGTCAGGATGTGCAGACTTGAGTTCACCGATTTCCTGTTCGAGAGCGACATCCGCTTCCTGCTGAACCCTCATCTGTTCCTGTTGTTCCAGGAACTCCTGCATCTGCTGTTGCTGCTGCTCCAGCTGTGCAAGACGTGGGTCGACAGGTGCTTCGCCAGTCTCATTCGTAGCTTCCTCTTCATCTACCGCATCCTGCATTTCTTGTGCAGTTTCCGGCAGTCGACCATTTTGCTTAAGGAATTCACCTAAAGCGTTGTAGATAACTTCAGGCTCCGTGTCGAGTCTCTGAGCAATAACTGCATAATTCTGCAGCTGCTCCGGTGAACCCAGCTCGTTGTACTGCTTGAGCTGCTGATTCAACGAAGAAATGCGGGATTCCGCATTCTTGTCAAAGTTCTTAAGGTCTTCCTGAATGTTATGGAAGCTAACAGGGTCGAGTTTTGAACGCAATGAATCCCAAGCAGGATTCCCCCCCGACTCGTCGGTTGGTTGCTGCTCAGTTGTTTCCTCTACGGGCCCTGAAGAATCCACAACCTCCGTCGAGGTTTCTGTCTCTGTACCTGTAGTTTCGTCCATCGTGTTCTCCTTATCGCCGTACCTCCCAGTGAGGCCCTAGCTATTAACGGATTTAATTGTACTGTATTTAGTTGTCAATCACGCACTTTATTAGGAAAGAGCGTGAATCGCGTACGTCAGGTCGTTGTAGGTCATTGTCAAGACCTTGGCGTCCGTGTACGTAGTTGCGTCGATGGCCTGAATTTCAGTCTTCAGCTCATCGATGGTCTTACGACCATAGTTTCTAGTGGGGCGATATTCCTGCTGAGGAAGTGTATCGGCCACAACATCGAAATCTGCCATGGTTATACTCCTTGTTCAGGGGCCATGTCGGGTACAGCCCCATTAGGAGCCATCATAGCACCTGGGCCCATTTGAGGACCACCCTGACCGCCTTCAGCAGGCGGCTGTCCGGCCATCATCTGGGCCATTGCACGCTGCTGCAGAATCTGCTCGTGCTGGGCCACGTGGTCGGCAAACTGGGCTTTCAGTTCGTCAGGCAAAATTTCGTATTCTTGCGACATACGGAACTTGTTGTGCGTCTCAATGTGGACTTCGTGAACATCGAAGTCATCGACAGAAATCACAGCAGGAGCTGGCATGTTCTCAATTTCAGCCATAATGTTGGGGTCCTGCGTAGCCTCGGGAGGCAAGCTAGCCATAATCTCTTGCATGGTCTCCATGCGCTTAGCCTCAATTTCCTCCAACGACATCATCTTCATCTTGATGTTCTCGCGCTGGGCTTTACGCTCTGCCACATTCATGGTGTCCATAATTTTCTGCACACCACCAACCTCAAGCATTCTCGCGGCTGTCGGCTGGTCGATAATACCGACAGCAAACATGTCCATAACACGGGCTTCCTGAGCAGCCTTAGACTTAGCAAAGCTGGAACCGGGCTCAATACGAATGTCAGTACCCGAAGCAATGTCAGCCCCCCGCAACTGCATTGTGTCGAACGCACCATCCGCACCGATTGTCCGAATCTTACGGGGCAAGTCAACATACTGCACAAACAACTCAATGGTCTGTGTAGCAATCTTCTCAATACCCGCCTCGATGCTTTGGAACTGAGGCGTCAGATACTGGTTAGATGCTTCCTGCAAGTACGAGATAGCCGTACCAGAAGTAACACCAGGAGGTGTGTCACCACGCGACACTTCCCGCTCACCAGAAATATCAATCCAGTCATTCAACACACGCTCCTGCTGGTCCAGGTAGTACTGGGGCAGAGGCGACAGAGGCAAAGGCTGGGGTGGGGCCATACCAGGCTTGTACTGGATAACCAGGCCAGGCTCGTTGGTCAGCTTAGATGGAACAATAGAACCCATCGGCGCAATCAGCTGTGGCTTGGCCATGCGGCGTCCGGCCTCAGAAATCTCTGACCGCAGACCGTTGTACTCTTTCTGCAGCTGCGACAGGTCTACAATGGGGCTGTCAGCGTAGAACGTTGCGGTGGGGATGTGCTCAAACTTGGTGAATGGGTACATGCCGTGACCGTAGGGGAAGCCGTCACGGTGAACGCTGATGAGAACGTCGTCAACGCTGATAATGACACCACCCTGAGGCAGGAGCTTAGTAGCGCCGGGCTTTACCCAAGTTTCGTAAACAATGACACTATCCGGTGCCTTACTGTTACCAAGGTTGAGATAAGCCTCATCAAGGATTTGGTTAGCAGCAGAAGTACTAGGAGCCAACTTAATATCGCCAAGTTCTTTAGCGAAGTAATGCTGCGCCCAAGCCACCGGCTTAGTGTATGCGTTAATGACAAAAGGCTGGTCTTCAATGTCTTGCTCCCGTACATCAGGCACGAACAGGTGAAAAGGGGTTACGTGCCCATACTTGATGTCTCCGTACTCGCCGGAAACTTTATCGACACAGTACGGGTCCCAGTGTGTCTTAAGGAACCCGTTACCTGTAACAATGGTCCACCAGGTGGCACGCGACATGTGCTGTCGTAGCTTCTTAGAGTCACTGATGGAGGTCCAAGCCTGCTCAGCGGCAAAAGCTGCACGCTGGTCCTGGTCTTCGCTGGACGCAGGAATAGCTTGAGCGGTGGGAAATGACGAGAGCATCTTCGACATTTCCCACCGAACATAGGAGCGGATACGGTTGATAGTTTTCCGCTGGTGGTAATACGGTTTACGCGGGGTAAACAGTTTGTCTCGGTAGTCTTCAGGGAAGTTACCGCGAGTCTGCTCTACCCAGTGGTGCCCATAAAACATTGACATGTTGTGAAACCACTGCAGCTGCTTTTGGCTACGAGCAGTTTTAGCCTTAGTCCATTCGGACTGTACCCAAGCAACTAGCTTTGCAGCCTCTTCGCTTTCACGGTACTTTTCAATGTTTAAACCGTCCTCAGGTAATTTAATTACCGTAGAACTCTGGTTCAACTCCAGTGAGTTCAGCGAATAGTTGTCTGGCGTCTTGGGCATCTAAGTCGTCTCCCGCTGCAAGGTTAGGGTTCCTGGCTGCAATTCTTTCCGATTCAGCCTCGTCGGATGGGTCGTAGTCCTGGTAACCACTATAATCTAAAGTTTGATTCATCGCTTGAATTTGTTGAAAAGCGAGAGGGTCGCTTGAAGCGACTAGTGCTTGCGCTTTTGAGTTCAGCTCCGTCAGTGTCTTTATCGACTTCTGGTGCTCCTGTTGCTGCGTCTTCAAGATTTCCGATTGCTGCTCCAGCAGCTGTGTGATTGCTTTCTGGCTCCACAGGTACTGCAGCACCAGCAGGGACAGTAGAATCAGTGAGAACACGCTCAACAAAATTATTGATAACATCGCTTTTTAGCTCCTTAATTGCGTCGTTGTAGCCTTCTTCGTACCACTGCTTTTTCTTAAGTACAGCAGTCTGAGGCTCTCCTTCGTCAAACAGCCCAGCCAACTGAGCCATCTCTCGTAATGCTTCTACCGACAGGTAGATTCGGCCTCGGTCAATGACGTTCTTGCTCAGGTCTACACCTGTGTCAATGAATGGGCCTTTGCTTGTCCTAGTAATCCAGCAAACACCGGGGGCGAGTGCTGGGGCGTCCGTTAGGAAGAATCTGCTCATTAGTAGTAATCTCCATATTCTGCGATAACGGTAGGTCCGTCATCTCGTGCTCTATCTTCTGCGAACTCGACATTGGGGTCTTCTCGCATTTTCAAAAGCAGCTCCTCGTATCTTAGCGTAGTGGGAGCGTCTTGGGTACCCGCCGAATCATCGACAGGTTTTAAATCAGGTCGTGTCGTAGCGAAATAGCGGGCAGAGTCGAAAGCGTGGTCGTCCTTTTTGTGTACAACTTCCTGCTTGTTCATCTCGTATGCCATCTTGTCTGAGCTGTACGATGACCACCGCAGTTTCTTCAGCTCACGAATAAAGTTGGCACAGTTACGAGAAATAACCCATTTGGGCCGGTCTGAACCCCAACGGGTATCGTTACGGCGTCTAAAGTATGCTTGCATCTTTTCGATACCGACCATCACATCGTGGGGTATGCCCTCAACGTTCACGTAAACCCCGTGGAGCGCATATTCTTGAATAATCGATGTCCCAGTCACCCCATTGCGTTGTCGCATCGCAGGGTCGCCCATACGCTCTACAGAGTCGGGTTTACGGCCCCAGCTAAGCTCCCGCTGTTTCACCAGCTGTGCGTGCTCCGACACAATCATGTTTGACTGGTAATGCTCCGCAAACGTCACAATATCCCCTGTCGGAGACACCGCATGCCACAGCCAAGCCGTCGGGTTGTTCAAACCGTGGTCGACAGAGGCGTACACAGCCCAGTTCTTAGGCACATCACCAGGACCAAAGTCCACTAAATAACGGTCAATGTTTTGGCCAAAATCAGGAAACACCAGACCGCTACGAGCAACAAAGTCACCCTTTTCACGGATATCCCGCTCTTCCTTGTTCATCCCCATCATGTAAAAGTTCATGTCGTCATTGTCAGCCTCAATGTACGGGTTTTGCTCAGCCGACAGGGTAAACGTGTCAATTTCCTCCGCCTTGCCCTCTTTCGCAGGCTCCCACAGCAAATCAAACGTCCAACCCATACCCTTAGTTGGTGTGGCCGCAATAACCCAAAACCCGTTGTAGTCAATCAGACGCATCATGGACTCGTTAAAAATGTTCTGAGGGGGCTCCTCGTCAAAGAAGATTCCGTGACGAGGAACACCACCCAGCTTCATCATGTCCATACCCCAGGTAACAAAATCAATTGTTGACCCGTTGTCGAACGTCAGAATGTAGTTGGTTGCATCCCAACTCTTAGACCAATCACCATCCTTAAGGTAAGAACGTGGTATCCACCTTTTCATTTTAGGCAAAATAATCTGTTCGATACCTTTGGCAACGTCTACAACGACAAACCTAAGCTGTACAGGTCCAGACCCCCATGAAGGTGGGCGCTTAAGAAATGGGTGAGTATTTGTAGCCCACCAGATAGACTCAACGACTTCAGCGTCGGTTTTTCCTCCACGGTTACCTCCAGAAATAAACCGCCCACGTTTGTCAGATTTATGAAACCTGAGCTGCTCCGGGTAATCCCTTTCCCCATAATTAAGAATGTTGGGTTTGTGAATTGACTGGTCAAGCTCAGCAACGGCAAGCTGTAAAAGCTCAGCCGGTGTCGGTTGTCTCTGCTTCGTAGGCATTACGCCGTCGAGTTGTCAGTGGCTCCGAGACGAACAAGAATAGCATTAACCGACAAACGCCAAGCATCCGTTGCCCGAGAACCCGCAATCGTTTGACCCTCCAACAACAAGGCAGAGTCACCACCATCATGTACGTGGTCGCCAGGGGACGCCTGGTTAGGGCCAGGACCTAAAGTGTGGTGCTGTGCTTCCGCACGGGCATCCAAATCACTATTCGTGTGAAAATCCTCCACAGCTTGTGCGGGAGGTTTTGGGTTCTCGTCAGCACCAAACAAGCTGGGGCTTTCGTCAGACGACAACATAGACATAACTACCTCCTAAATGCTTCTCATTGTACTCGTAGCCTCGCTTTTACTGCCACGTTGCCACTTGCCACAATCAGCACACTTAAACCTGCGGTACCGAGCCGTAGCCGTAGTCTCCAAACCACGAGACTGCAAATGGTCCGACCCACACGACACACAAGCCTCAGGCCTGCCATCAATAAGGGCTCGGTTCGGGTGATTCTTAATCCACGGCAAAAACTTCTCATACAAACCAACAAGCAAGTTTACGTCCTGAATCTGGTACTTCTTCATCTCACGCCAAGCCTTATCATCACCTGACATGCACTTAATCCACAGCTCAAACCCGCTGTGCTTAACCTTCGCCCCCATACCAAGCTTCTGGGCAACATAATCCAGCTTGTTAGACGGGAACCGAAACCGTTGCTTAGCGACACGCATCAAATCAATTTCCTTATGCGGAGACGGCGGCAGCATGTCGTTTTCAATAAACTCGCGGTACAAATGCTTCACATCAAAGCCCGCACTGTTCCAGCCCACAACAGCATCCGCTTCATCTAAAAGCTCATGTATAGCTTTAAGCATGTTGGCTTTACCATCGTGATGGACTGAGCTAAAGTGGACTTTACGTTGCCCATACCAGCGGGCACCGAAACAGATAACTTCGGTAGAACTAACCAATTGATTTATCGAAACGTTCTGATTCCATAGACCCCACACATAAGCCAAGTTTGGCGATGTTTCAAGGTCTAACAAAAGTATCTTCATAAATGTCCTAACCGTCTGGACAATCTTAGCGTAAAAAGGAGCAAAATATGGATAATGTCGAGTTTGTTGGTGGAGTAGCGTGTCCCGTAGACCCCATGGAAGCTCTTAATTGCGACAGCTGCCAATAAAAAAGGCCCCCTCGGGGGCCTTTTTCATTTACTTACCGTCTATTGCTTTACCTTTATAGTTAGCAACAGAAGTCAGCAAAGACACAACACCAGCAAGCGCTGAAACGCTCACCACGTCAAGCCACGACACCTCAAGGATGCCCGCAACCTGCGAAGCAGTAATAACTGCCACAGCAGTCTGTGCCGCGGTCTTCAACGCACGTTCTGCGGAATAGGTTAGGTACTCAGTCATCATAACTCCTAGTAATGATTTTGATTTAGTGCTCTTTGTAACGCAGTAATTGTACCGCGCCCCCAAATACCGTCCAACTCACCAAGGTAAAAATCACTACCTTTTAGGCGTTTCTGAACTAGTTTGCGGGTCTCTAGGCCGAAAATACCGTCCACTTTGGCTCCAGCAGACCGCTGAATTGCCCTGTAAGTCATAGGTCCTGGCTTGCCATCGACAATGCCTTCGTAACCCCAGTCGCGTTTGAGCACTTCCTGGAACTTACGCCACGTGTGCTTACCTAGTTTGCCGTCAACTTTCAGCACACTGGGTTTGGTGTCGACAGTAACCTCGCGGTCAATGAACGCTTGAGGGTCCTGCGTGTCTCCCCATTTGCGTGATTTGCGTAGTTCGAAGTGGAGGTGAGGGCCTGTGCTGGCACCAGTTGAGCCACTAACGTAAACCTTTGCCCCTGCAGCGATGCGGTCACCTTTGTTCCAGGTGGTACGTTCTCTGCCGTGGTAGTACACGCTGTACAGGTTGGGGGCGTGTTTGATGATGACAACGTGTCCTCCGCCTGTCGCGGAGTAGCCTACGTGGTCGATAAGGCCGTCTGCGACACAAATCACATCAAAGGTGCCTCCAAAGTCGACACCGTGATGCATTTTGCCGAGTTCACCTGTGAGGGGGTGTCGTCTGGGTCCGTAGGGGGAGGTTACGGGGCGTCCTGGTGCGGGGTTAAGCAGTTTCATCGGTTACCTCAATCCAGGCACCGGACTCTTCATCCCACGAGTAGGTTGCGCCATCCTCGGGATAAGCCACAGGTGCTTCCCATAGGCAAGTGTCCTCATCGAGAACCCAAGACTCGAAAGGCTGAGGTGGAATGAAGGCATCGCGGTCAGCATCGTAGGTAAAACCAATGCCAGCGTAGTTCTTCCTGAGCGCTTTAGATTGGTCTTCACTAGGGACACGGTTGCCGTCATCATCGGTTGTGTAGTGGACACCCCCGTAGGTGTTGTAAGAAGTCTGACGATATACATCGCCAGTGCGCGCGGTCAGTTCCGCTTCCAGCCCATCATCTTCCTGCCTGCCTACGGTCACGAAAGTCACGACATTGTTCTCATCTAGTTTAACAAAGTGACTCACGATATTGTCACCGTTTCTGAAGTAGTGCTAGTGGCTGTGACAGTATAAACATCTTGGTCCCCAATTCTAGTGACTGAAGAGGTTACACCTGCGGAGAACTGTACGATAGCGTCTTTTGATATTGAGAACACAACCAGTCCGGAACCGCCAGCGGAACTATCCCCACCACCACCGCCTGTGTTAACGGTTCCAGGTGTCGTGTTGCTTCCACCGCCACCAGTGCCGCCTGCCCCGCTGGGACCACCGCCACCACCGCCACCGCGCGTGACCGCCGAACCTGTGATTGACGAAGAAACACCATTTCCGCCAGTACCACCGGAACTTCCACCTGAGTTCGTTCCGGCACTTCCGGCACCACCACCGCCACCAGCAGGGTCTACTGGTCCAACGATTCCGCCTGAACCGTTATAGCCTTGCCCAGCAGTTCCAGCACCTCCAGAACTTGAGAAGCGACCACCACCACCGCCGGACCCGCCGGAAGCGCCAGAGGCGTTGTTGGACACACCACCGTATCCACCGCCCAAAGAAGTGACAGCGCTAAAGACAGAATTGTTGCCGTTATTTCCGCCGGTGGCACCACCAGCGCCAACGGTTATGGTGTAAGAACCTGCCGATACAGCAATGGGAGATTCCGCACTACCTCCACCTCCGGAGGATTCACCGCTAACCGAACACCGATAACCACCTGCGCCACCGCCACCCTGGTTGCTTCCGCCGCCGCCACCACCGCCAGCAATAACAAGATATGTAGCGGAGAACGGTCCACCAGTAGCAGGGGACATTTTGTTACGCTTGCCCAGACTGGTAAGGGTAGTTCTCGACATAGAAGTAACAGCCATTAGATGCTACCCCCTACGCCGTAATCTCAGTACCAAACACATTCACAGACATGTCAGCACTCGAACAATACGCCGTCACAACATCCGAAGCATCCAACGTAATACCCAAAGTCAACGTCGTACTATCATTAGCCGCAATTGGAACATCATACGCAATATAATGCTGGTCAGCCTGAGCAGCCCCATTAGGGCGCACCGACAGGCGAAAAGTACCGCTTGAAGCTGCACGGTTAGCAATAATAATCGTCGACACAATCGTCTCCGTAGACGAAGGCACCGTGTACACGTCAGTAGCAGTCGTAGCCAAAGGCGCAGACTGTGCCAAAACTTTATATGCGTTAGCCATTAATTACGCTCCCATAAGTAGAAATGTGGTGTCGAATCCTCCGCCACCGGATACTACGACGTTGCCGGAGGATGCTGCGAGCACCCAGGCTCCTATGGTGCCATTGTATACGTAATTTTCGTAGATGTCACCGTCGCTGGGTGATGCGGGGAAGTCTAGTGCGGCCATAGTTTTATCTTACCTTAGTTTGTTCTCACTCTTACGATAACAATACCGGAACCACCATCGCCACCGATACCGTCACGCGAAGCACCGCCACCACCGCCTCCGGTGTTAGCAGTTCCAGCAGTGCCATCACCAGTGTACCCCGTGCCGTTACCGGCTCCACCACCGCCGGAACCCCCAGCGCCACCAGCACTGTAACCGGCTCCACCGCCACCGCCAGCTCTTGTTACAGACGAGCCAGTTATTGAGTTGGCTACACCGTCACCGCCAGCACCACCAACGCTCGCAGTTGCGTTTCCGCCAACGGAACCAGCCCCACCTCCGCCTCCATTGTAGAGACCTGCGGCGAGAGCATCTCCGCCATTGTTGCCGATACCAGAGACGCCTGGACCTCCGGCAAAACCAATTCCCGCGTTTCCCTGAGCGCCACCGCTTCCGGATGCCCCAGCTAATCCGTTCATCCCGGTGTAGTTGTTGCTTGTCGAGATATGGTCGCTATAGCCTGGACCCCCAGCACCACCTGGAGAATAGTAGTCACCCAGCCTCGATGCTAATCCGTTATCACCGAACCCAGGGTGAAGAGTATCGTAACGCCTTCCGATACCGCCAGCGCCAACAATCACATCTAAGTTGCCAGCGGGTAGATAAGCGTTCTCAATATACAGGTGACCGCCAGCGCCACCGCCACCTTTCCCTCCGGCTCCACCGCCACCCACGACAAGCACATCCGCATACCCACCACGAGTAACCGTCAAAGTACCATCGCTAGTAAACGACACATACTTGTAGTCGTACCCATCCGTATAAGTACCAGTAGCAGTATTCGAGAAATTAGCCGGAACCTCTAGGGCACTACCCAACAACTGCCACCTAGAGTTCGTGTTATCCCAGTAATAGTTGTCGTAAATCTGCCCGTCAGTAGGGCTAGTAGGAAAATCAAGCGCCATTATTCAACCACTCTCACTATTACAACACCAGAACCACCAGCACCCGCGGCAGTATTATCTGCCTCTTGTCCACCACCGCCACCGCCAGTGTTAGCGGTCCCATCTTGAGCATTCCCAGTAATCGGATGGTTATTACCGTTGCCACCCCCGCCAAGACCGCCGTCACCACCTATTTGAGTCCCAGCACCGCCAGCACCACCGCCACCAAAATAAACTTCAGAGCCAGAAACTTCACCAACAGATGCGCTCGTAGCCAGTGTTGAATCTATAAAAGCGTTGAGCTGTCTGCCGATTCCACCGTTACCACCATAATTGTTTGATTCAGCATCAGCACCTGCAGCACCGGCACCGCCTCCGCCAGCGCCACCAGAACCGCCTTCACCAGCGCCACCATTGTTGCCCTGACCGGAAAGTCCAGTGCCACCATCTGCTGTTTGGTTAGACCCGCTTCCGCCACCGGAGCCACCATATAACCCGGCAGAACTAGCCCGAGCCCCACCGCCACCCCCAGCGGCACCAAAAGCATCCGTAGCAGAGGCAATCATTGAACTGTTTTCCCCAATAGAACCGTGTGCGTTGCCCTGACCACCGGCACCACCAGCACCAACAGTTATCGTATAAGTGCTATTTGTGACCGGTGCGCTGTACTGGACAAAACAGCCACCGGCTCCACCACCACCACCAGCCTCATTTGAATAGCCAGTGTTTTGGGTTGCGCCTCCGCCACCGCCAGCAACAACCAAAATATCAGCCACACCAGAGTTACTGAAAGTAATCGAACCATCAGCTTTGAAAATGTAGTAGCTGTAAGTAATGTCACTAATCGTTGCCGTACCCGTCGTAGGCGAACCAGTAGTTCCACTTATAGCTGAGTAACCTTGTGCCGGAGTTTCTTTGATGCGCCAAGCACCAGCAGTACTGTCGTACACGAAACCCTCGTAATACTGCCCATTACTGGGGCTGTCAGGAAAATCGAGCGCCACGACTAGACCTCCTCTACAGGCTCAGAAACAACCTCCGGCTCAGGCTCAATTACAATCGTAGACGGGTCCACAGGATACGGGTGTGCATCCTTCACAGCCTGCACAGCATCCAACCAATCCTGCTCAGTCACCTCACCACGCTGATAATCAAAGAAGATAGGGTCAGACTCGGACTGGTATGCAGCTTGGCGTGCCTTCTGCACAGCCTCATAAGCCACCTCGTATTCGACCTGAGCCCACACTGCCTCCAACTCGGCAAGGGTTGGGGCGTCACCGTCAGACAACCAGGTAAGCCCACTGTAAGAGTCACCGTCAAGTGTCCAAAGAGCGTCAGGGTAACGCTTGGTAAGTATCTGTGCAATATCCATTAGCCTGCAATCTCCATCAAAGTAATAGTTGAAACTGGGCGACCACCGAGCCGGTTATCACTATCTGTAACACTACGATTCACATAGTAAGTAGCAGTAGCTGAATTATGATTGTAAAGTCTGACATTGTAAGTCACTGTACTTGTTGTAGAGGGCGAATCTAAATATACCGCTGGGGCTGGAATTGTCGAATTAGAATCATTGACCACAACAGAAGTCTTAGCAGAAAGCTGTGGTCTTGAGCCAGCAGCATCGCCAACACCAATAGCCGTACCATCACGCTCTAACCTGTGCTGAATAATTGCATAGTTACTTGTGCTTTGCGTGCCGTACAACTCCACGCGAACAAGAATCTTCGAACTAGTAGAGCGAGGCGTAATACTTGCAGACAACCCAGTTACAACAGTGCTATCAAAACTAGCAGTTGCAATACTTGAGCTGTAAGTATCGGTCTTTGTTGTGGACACAACCTGCAAAATACCGCCAGACCGCGACACCGCACCAATCCAAGACGAAGAACCCCCACCAGGGTCAGTGTAATAAACATACATAGACCCATCAGTGTCATCCAACCACAGTTGCCCCTCATAACCCGTAGGCGCTGTGGACTGGACAGCAACCGAAGGACCAGCAGCATCCACCCACTGCTGAGACGAACCATCATCGTAGTAAAGGTACATTTCACCGTTATTGGTGTCCCACCACAAATCACCATTAGAAGGCGACGCAGGAGCAGTAGCATCGACAGTTACAGAAGCTCCGCC